ACAGAATCAGCAGATGCCAGTACAGAATCAGCAGATGCCAGTACAGAATCAGCAGATGCCAGTACAGAATCAGCAGATGCAGACACCACCACATCAGCAGATGATAAACGGATATTATGCATACAGCGGATATCCGAAGAATTTACAGCAGAATGACGTACTGGATGCACTTAAAAATCTCACGCGATCAGTACAGAATAACAATGTAAACATGATGCAAAATCAGATGCCTAAACAGGTGACCACTGAGGATGCTATCGCAAGTATCATCAATCCGCCAAACTATGAGGGATTGACAGATGGGAGGAATAAATAATGGCTAACACATTAACTTTTGACCAGATCAGCACAGTATTAAATGACATTGTAAAACAGTCAACCGGAATGGAAACCATGAAAGCAACAGACACAAGCTCTTTTGTGGCTCAGGCTCAGACCGCTTTACTTGTAGGGAATGACAGGATCATGGATTCTATCTCTCAGGTTCTTGATCGCACGATTTTTTCAGTGCGTCCTTATTCCGCAAAATTTAGGGGGCTGAGGAGAACCACTCAGCAATGGGGAAATCATGTGCGAAAACTTGGAATGGTCGATGATGATTGGGAAGACGATCAGAGACAGCCGTTGACAGATGATAAAGCGGTTGATATGTACAAGATCAAAAAAGGCAAAGTACTACAGACAAACTTTTATGGCGGTCAGGTGTTCCAGAGACACAGAACCTATTTCCGCGATCAGCTCGATCAGGCTTTTCGAAATCCTGACGAGTTTGGTCAGTTTGTTTCTATGTATACACAAAATACAATGGACATGATTGAACAGGCGCATGAAAGCATGGCACGCGCGTGCGTGGCGAACTTTATTGGAGCAAAAAACATATGGCAGACAAGTGCGACTGCTGGAACTGCTGGATACAATGGCGAACACGTGGTAAAACTTTTGACTATGTACAATGATGAGAACGGCTCACAGCTCACCGCAGATGATGTTCGAAAAGCCGTCAATTTCCCAAGTTTTTATCGATGGGCTTGTGCAAAGATTATGACATACATGGATTTCTTCACTGAGCGTTCAACAAGATTCCATGCAAACATCACCGGAAAAGAGATTGAAAGACATACACCACTGCGGATGCAGAATATCATGATGTTCAGTCCAGATCTACATACTGCGGATACTACAGTATTGAGTAATACTTTCCATGACCAGTATCTAAAGATTGCAACAAATGAAAAAGTGAACTTCTGGCAGACATTGGAAAACCCGATGGGAATTAATGTAACACCTAGCGTTATTACACCAACTGGAACGGTTGAAAAGGGTGATGCACAGGTTATGAGTAACATTTTTGCGGTACTCTTCGATGAAGAAGCAATGGGGTTAACCACAATTAACCAGTGGAGCAGTACCACCCCATTTAACAGTGCGGGCGGTTATTGGAACATTTTCTATCATTTTACAGATCGGTACTGGAATGACATGACAGAGAATGCACTTGTGTTCGTTCTTGAATAGGAGGTATTATAATGGCGGTTACTGTAAATTTTAAGACAGCGAGCAAGAAAGTTAATTCTACAGCAGTTGTTGGCGGTACAGTTACCGCCATTAACTGTAATATCAACGAACCTTGTACCATTGAAAATCCACAGATCATATTGAGAAATGGCGGTAGTGTACCTAGTTGGAACTATTGCACAATTCCAGATTTTGGGGGACGATCCTATTGGATAGAGGACTGGCAGTATATTAATAACACATGGGTTGCATTTTGTTCTGTTGATGTATTGGCAACATATCGTGATACGATTGCAAGTTCTAACTTGTATTTCCTTAGATCATCCACGTCTTATGATGGCGATATCATGGATACACTCTATCCTGCATTATCTACACCAGATATGACGCATACAGTTGTCACCGAAGGTGCTTTTCCAGCAAGTGAATATGGACTTTCACAAGGTTCTTTCATATGTGGTATTGTTGGCGAAGATGGATTGACTAACTTTTACGGATTCACACCAACAAAATTTGCTTCCTTCTGCAATAAAATCTTTTCAACGATTGACTGGGCTGATATCTCAGGTCAGCAGATCACAGAAAACTTGTTAAAATGTCTTTTCAATCCGTTCCAGTATTTGACAAGTGTAATGTGGTTTCCCTTTAATGCAGATGCCGGAAGTAAAAAAGTAACAGCAGTCAAGTTTGGTTTTTGGGAGGTTACCGTAGATGCATACAAACTGAGTAATCTGCCATTTTACAGGAAAACTTTTACAATGCCGGTAACACAACATCCTCAAGTATCCCGAGGAACTTTTTTAAATTCTTCACCCTATAGGCATCTAAAATTATCCATTAATCCATGGGGTACGTTTGAGATAGACGGTGGAAAAGTCGGCACATCATCAACCGTTACAGTTGTCGAAATTGTCGATTGTATGAGTGGAATTGGACATTTGACTGTAAATAGTAATATATCACTATATTCCGCATATTCACAAGTTGGAGTTAATATTCAAGTTAGTGATTTGCGAACAAATGTGATACAATCTGGTGGTGATATTATCGGAAGTATTGCCTCATTTTTTACTGGAAATTTTATCGGCTCTGCGGTTGGAATTGCAAATGCTGTTGAGAGTGCGATTCCTGATGTTAACACAAAGGGAGCAAATAGTTCACTAATTAGTATAGCAAGCGCACCAGTAATCGACGAAATTTTCTATAAATTAGTTGATGAAGACCGTTCAGACAATGGAAGACCATATATGAAAAATGGCACTATGTCAGGACTTGGTGCTGGTTACTATGTGGTTGAAAATGGAAATATCATTGTGTCAGGTGCAACCAGAACTGAAAAAGAACAGATCAGGCAATACTTGGAAGGTGGTGTATACTATGCGTAGTTTTCCAGCAAGTAACATTTCATTGTTTCTTGCATTAATGACCAGTGCAAATGCTGGACAGAATCCGTGGGGGAGTGGCGGTTCTGGTGGAATTGGTGGATTAATGTCTCAGGCTATGAGTTGGTGGATTGAAAAGTGTAATGCTCCAAACGTTGGATACGATCAAAATTATAGAAACGAACAGACCATTAATGGAATCACGTATTATGACTGTTCATCATTTGTATGGTATGGTTTAGGTCATGCGGGTTTTGAGATAAATTTAAACGCATGGCCTTTCACCACTTACACAATGGGGGCAACATTAAAAAAGCTTGGATTTAAGGAAATTATCATTAGTGACTTTTCAACTTTTGAATTCCAGACTGGTGATATTTTGGTGGTAAACTCAAGTCAGCATCAGCATACAGAAATTGTACATGATACTGATAATGGAGGTCATACAATGGGAGCGCATGGGAAAAGTGGCAGGCCTCTTGACGATCAGGTAAGTATTAACACATATCCGATTCAAAGTGGACTGGTATATACTCACTGCTACAGATTTCCATTTTCCGGTGGTAACTGGATTGCTGGTGGATCTAGTGAATATTTTGGAGATCCGACTGCGGAACTCTGCGGTAATAATCCAAAAGCTATTAACAATTCGAATACAATAAAAGCTTACTTTTTGGCACAAGGTTGGTCAGTCAACGCAATTGCTGGACTATGCGGAAATATTCAACAGGAATCCACATTTAATCCAAACCTGATAGAAGTTGGTGGAACAGGTCACGGATTAGTACAATGGACACCACCGACTGACCTGTATCACGTTCTTGACGTTCTATATGGTTCTCACGATGATTGGTATGACGGACAAAAACAGTTGAGTGTTATTTTTGCAGAATTCCAGCAAAGTAGCGGAATTAAAAACTGGGGCATTGAGCCACAATGGTATAGTACGAGTACTTACCCATTGAGTTGGAAACAATGGAGTACTAGCACACAGGATGCTGGTTATCTGGCATTAGCGTTTCAGGCTAATTATGAAAGACCTGCTAGCTTACATCAGGAACGTGCTGGTTATGCTAGAGCATGGTATAAATATTTTACGACAGGAGAGTGATGTATAATGTATGGATGCGATTATGTAGGGGTGGGCGCACCTGTAATGTATAACTATATTAACCAATACAATAGTTCTATCAGTCCGAGTACAAACCATTGCAAGAACACTGGTTTGTTCTGGTACTTTCAAAGATACCTGTTGCAGAAAGCAATTTCAGTGATGAAGTGGAACGTACCGGATAACTGGGACAAAGATTATTTTTTGTATTGCCTTTATTGTTGGGGGACGGTTGCGATCATTAACACTGACAAATTCGGTGTGATTCCACAGGGATGTACGCTTAAAGGATACAATGTTTTCTATCGTCCAGCACAAGCAGTAATTAGTAATCCTCTGCTTAAAGGTGTGCTTGAACCCGTAATCGGTGAACAGTGTGTGCTTTTCAAATGTACATCTGACTATGGTGGTATCATGGACTTAATTGGACGGTATGCAGATGAAATGGCTATCGCTATGGAATCCCTAGACATGAATGTGATGAACTCTAAACTTGCATATGTGTTCAGGGCAAGGAACAAAGCTGGTGCAGAAGCACTTAAAAAAGTAATGGATCAGGTCATGCGTGGTGAACTTGCAGTTTTCTATGATGAAAAGCTACGGATTCAGAGGGGAGATACTACGGAAGAACCGTGGGATTATTTCGTGAACAACTTACGGCAAAACTACATTGCCGGTGATGTTCTGGACACACTCAGAAGACTGGAAGAACTTTTTTGCACTGAGGTTGGAATTCCAAGTGCAAGAAGTGACAAGAAAGAAAGAATGATTATCAGTGAAGCAGAAAGCAATGATGTAGAAACAAGTACAAGAATGGAAATGTGGCTCGATGGTTGGAAGAAAAGCTGTAAAGATGTTAAGAAAATGTTTGATGTTGATGTGAGTGTTAATTGGAGACATGATCCGAATTCAAAGAATAATGGGGGTGAGAAGAATGGCACTAATGACAGTGGAGGGACTGTATAATTATAAAGATACTCTTTTCAATGAGTTTAATGTTCCTGATGGGATGGATAAACAGATTGCAATTGATACTATATGCATGAGGTCAAGGGAAATGGAAGTGCTTTATCCGAATCTTGAGTTTTTTGCTATGCGGATTGGAATGTGGAGTAGGAAGCATCAGTATAACTGGAAAAAGTTATATGATACTACTTTGTTAGAATATAATCCTATCGAGAACTATGATCGTATGGAGGACTGGACAGATACTGACGCAGAGACAGGAACGAATTCCAGAAACAATGATATAAAAAACACTGTAAGTAATGAGACAACAAACTCTGGAACAGTGACAGAACAGAATACAGCTTTCAATGCTGGACTTGCTGACCATGCGAAAGAGATTAGTGATGGTGATACGATCACTAATGGTTCTGGAAGTACCACGGAGAATGAGAGTGGTACAAGCAAGCGAGACTTGACGCATAAAAGAACAGGAAGAGCGCATGGAAATATTGGTGTTACTACTTCTCAGCAGATGATTCAGAGTGAAAGAGAAGTTGCAATGTTTAATATTTATGATATCATTGCAGAAAGTTTTGTTGAAAATTTTTGTTTGATGGTTTATTAATAGGAGGATTAAGATATGAGCATGGAATTAGGGCCTTATAGTAACTTTCATGAATTAAATCAGGACTGGTTTTTGAGTGAATTTAACAAGGTATTAAAAGAGTGGACTGATATGCAGAAAAGATTTACCAGCTTGAATCAGGCATTTAATGATTTACATGATTATGTACACGATTATTTTAAAAATCTTAATGTTCAGAAAGAAATTGATAACAAGCTGGATGCAATGGCGAAAGATGGAAGTTTGTATGAAATCATCAGAAAGTACACCGATCCGATCATAGATGAACAGAATGCAAAGATTATAGTTCTTGAAAACAGAATGAATACTTTTACAAGCTTGCCGGAGGGAAGTACTGCGGGGAATGCGGAACTTGTTGATATTCGTGTTCCGGCTATAAATTTTAACGAAAATAAACCATATCCGAGTGCTGGTGATGCAGTAAGAGGACAAATTGGTAAACTATACGAAGATTCATCTGAGATTTATAAAAAAACATTTACTTGGGTTGACAAAATAATGTTTAACTGTGAAGGTTATCTTGATTCAACTGTTGATACATTTAGTTGTGCAAAAATTAATGTGTCAGCTTTCGTGGGATTTCATATTTATATAACAACATATACTGCATATAACGGAACATATGGGTTCTTTAGTGAACCGATTGATAAAGACCATCTAATAAAATGGAAAAGAGAAAAAAACGAAAATTATAAAATATATTCATACGATGATGTTGTTCCTAACGGTGCTAAATGGTTATATGTTTCTTGTAAAACATCAAACAAGTCTGATTTCAATTTTAGATATGAGAGTATACTAAATAAAATTTTACCGAATATTATAAACAAAAACAATCTATTTTCAAAGTTTTTAACACCTGTTGTAACTATTGTTGATGATGATACAAAAAAAGGTAGTTTTAATATTATAAAAGAAATATGTGATAACAATAATATCAAATGTAGTTTCGGGTGTGTATGGGCGAACATAAAAAACGATGAAACAAATCTTTCATTACTTAAAACTTATCAAAAACAAGGCTTTCACATTATGTCTCACCCAGATGTCAATAATGCAAACTGGAATATAAATAATGAATCTTATAACTTATCACTTGCTGAACAACAATTAATTGATTGTGTTACATATCTTAAAAGCCAAGGTTTTATTGATTGTGAACATGTTGTGTCACCTGGCGGTGCAAACAGTTTACCAATACAAGAAATGGTTAAAAAATGGTGTCCGTCAATGATTGGAAAAAATGATAATACAAGTAATCATTTATATGGACATGGAAAATATGATATAAGAAGAATATTTATTGATAACAACCATGATATTGATTATTACAAATATTATGTTGATTTAGGATTAAATAATGGTGACTGGATTATCATTGGAACACATTCATGGGATTTGAACGACACATCAAAGAAAATTCTCAATGACTTGATTGTGTATATTAAAGAAAAGAACATTCCATTTGAGACATACAATAAAGTTATTAGAGAACGCGAAATAATGTATTCGATTTACCCACTTGTAATGTAATG